CCATTGAAACGCTGACATTGGTAGATGGAGTTCCAGACCTAATAAAATCTGTATAACTGCCTTTAAACCCACCGCCTTCTGGAGTTATTGCAAATTGGTATTGTTGAATTTTGTCAGGAACTTTATCAGTTTTAGCAGTTTTAGCAGTAAATTCTAAATATTTGTCTGGATATTCTTGCCTTACATAATCTAATGCTGCTTGAGCAGCTACATTTTGGTCTACAACATCCCTCATTGGTAAGTTAGCTCTTAGAGCTGCACCAGTTTCAGTTGCAGCCATATCTCCACCAAACTCAGGTCTAGATAGCATCTCTAGTTGAGATCCTTGGCCTTGAGCCATTGGCATAGCTATTGGCTGTCTTGTAGTCGCACCAGCAATAGCTTGCTGATATTTTCTACGAGCATCAGCTTTAGATTTGTATTCTTGCATTTGCTGACCAGCAATCATCTGCTTAAGAGTATTATCAAATGACCCTTGATACGCTCCAGAGCCAGCTCCTAAAGCAGCTCCTAGAGCCTGTCCTGTGCTTACTGGAACTCTTTGGTTTCCAGACATACCAAGCATGGTTACAGCACTAGCTAATAATGCTTGTTTAGCAGCGTTGTTCTGTAATGATTGTATTTGTTCTGGGGATAATGACCCAGACATATCAGGGAATTGTCCGAATACTCCAGGTGCGATATCTTCAAGTGCCATTTTCTTATCCTAATAATGATGATCTAGTAGATGTTTTTGGTGCTAATAAATTAAGGATTCCAGAGTAATCTACCATTCCTTTGGGTACAAATGAACCACCAGCAGCGCCAGGAACTCTTGCTCCGCCACCGCCACCACCGCCTCTACCTAGCGCTCCCATACCTAGCATTGTTCCTAGATTTCCTAAACCACTAAACCAATTTGAAGGAGTTGCATAATCAGCAGCAGTCAAAGCACGATCTAATGCAGCTTCTTGGTCAGCAGTTAAACCACCACGACCAGCAAACTCAGCACGATTAATATCTACACCTGATGCTTGTGAAAGAGCTTCAGCAGTATTAGCTAATCCAGTTGTACTGTAGTTAAGGTTAGGGTTTAATCCAATCCCGCCATATAGCTGTTTAATATCATAATTTAAGCCAGTTCCAGCGCCACCATAACCGCCAGTACCATAGCCACCACGATTTGTAATATATTCTGGCTCTAAAATGTTATACCCACCGCCAGTTCTTACTGTTGGCTTAAATTCAACACTAGATCTATATTCTCCAGCGTATCCCATATTGGCTACATCACCAGCTTTTTGCTTTAGAGCAAAATCATAGGATTGTTCTGCATTTTGTAATGAGTCTTTAATACTTGCCCATCTTGGAGCTTCACCTTCTCTACCAGTAACGCTAGTTTGCGCAGTTGGGAAAAAGTATTCTGATCCAGCGCCAATAGTGCCGCCTAGTGCACCACCATAAAGAATGTTTTTCTTTAGATCGCCACCGCCTAGCAATGTATTAATTGCACCACCAGCAGCACCTCGACCAGCGCCCAATAAACCGCTTGCAGCTACAGATCCTTTGGCTGCTTCTGCAACGCCAGGGAATAATGCAGCTTCACCACCACCTAAGATACCGCCTGTAGCGCCACCAATCAAAGCGCCTTTAAGCGCATCTTGACCAGTTAAGGCAGATGTAACACCACCAGTTAAAGCGCCCATTCCAGAGCCTTTTAATGCAGCCAAAACTAGAGGGTTTGATAGTAATCCTACTTCTCCAGTAGATGCTAATACTGGAGCTCCAATAGCAGTACCGCCAGCAGCACCAGCACCAATTAAACCAAGAGCGCCTAAACCAGTACCAGCAGCACCAGCAGCAAGAGCCAATGGAATTGCTGTTTCCATAAATTTATCAAACCCACCAGATTCAGCTTGCTCTCTTGGTACTGCAATTGGGTTACCAGATTGATCTAATACAAATCTACCAGTATTAGGGTCTACAACATATTCACCAGCGCTTTCACCAGAAGCGTTAAAAATACCAGCGTAAGGTGTGTTTTGAAATCCATAACGAATATTCTCAGGATTTACAGCAGCAAGAAGTTGCTCTCTTGTATATGGAGCTGCATACCCCATACTTACATATTCTTCTGGCCTTAAAAAGGCTTCAGCGTAAGCTGTTTCACCACCGCCAGTTTGATAAGCTACATTTCCTGAACCCCAATAAGTAGGATCTTCATATACAGGATTAGCAATAGCTTGTGGAGGAAGTCCGCCACCATATTCAGCTTGACCAGCATTAACATCTGCTACATATTCATTCCATGATGCAACGGCCTCTGGATTAGTAGCAATCGTTACTTCATCGGGTGCGCCCGTCATCTCCCAATTGTAATCTGCCATATATTCTTTCTAATTAACTAAAGCCACCCAATAAACCACCGCCTAAAGCGCCTATACCAGCACCTAAATTTGGAAATCCAAATGCACCACCAATAGATGATCCTAATAAACCACCACCTAATGCGCCACCGATAGCACCGACTGTTGGATTAGTAGACATATTCTGGCTAGTAGATCCGTAGCTTGCAGTAGGAGAGCCATAAACAGATGACAGATAACCTGATAACTGTTGGTATGGTAATTGCTGACCAAAAGAATAACGGCTCATAGCCTCTTGTAATGGCTGCATTGCAATTGCTTCTCTTTGTGCGCCAATTTGAGCTAATTGCTGAGAAGGCAGATATTGCTGTCCGTAAATGCTTGGAGCAGCTTGAGCTATGTTAGTTAAACCCATCATAGCTTGCTGCTGTCTTGCTCTTTCTTGATCGTATTGTGTTCCAACAATATTAGCTGAAACATCGCCTAAAGCACGACCATACTGTTCTGTAGCTTGACCTAATGCACTTTGCATAGCACCAGAACCATAGCGACCAGACTTAGAGTAAAGACTAGCAATACCTGGCAATACTTGATTGCTATATTGACTTACCAATGGTCTTGTAGCAGCTTCAATCATCTGTTGCTGATAAGGGTTTCCTTGTAAGAATCCACCAGCAGCAGTATTGGCTAAACCACCATAAGACTGCAAATAAGCATTTTGACCAACTTGTAATGAAGGGCTTGCTTGCGTAGCAATGTTTTGCTGTTGTTGCAAAGCAGTCATTGTTTCCTCAGACGGACTTACATAAGTCTGTCCTGGATACATTGATGGCTGTTCACCGCCCAAGAATAGAGTTTTTGCTCGCTCTAAACCAGTCGTGATATAGGGCAATATGCCTGGATCAATTGACGATGTTGTGCTTACTGTTGCCATGACTTTTCCTTTTATCCTACTATTACATATTTATAAGTTTTGCTTGCCGTACTGTTGGCAAAATGAGTAATTACTGCGCTTCCATTTGTTTGCGAACTAATGTATACATTGTCCATAGCATTAGGAGCTACATACTGCATAGTTGCTATAACTGATGGTGTTGCTGGTCTTGTTGGGCTAGATTCTGCTGGTGTTTGTTCTAATGTAACGCCTGTATTTTCTGTTCGCCATACAATCTCTACATAATCATTTGCTGCTAGTTCTACAAAATAATTTATAGCTCCAATAACATGACCATAAACACTAGCACTTTTTCTTGCTGGAACAGTAAATTTACTATTCGATGCTGTAATATTAGTGCCGTTTTTTCTAAACCAAATATCTATATCATGCTGTGCATTGTCTGTATTTTCTAGTTGTACACTAAATTGCAGATTGTAAATACCAGCATTTCTGACATTTAAACGACTGCTGTTGGATAAATAAACACCATTAGAAAAATCTGTAGTGTTAAATGTCATTGGATATGCGACTGTAGTGCTTGCTGCCGATTGATCTGTAGAGTCTTGAAAAGATCCGTAAGGTGCGGTATCAGCAAAAGCAGCAGCAGAATTTGGAGCTAATAATATGACTGAATCTATACCAATACGAGCATCCGTAATGGTAGTTGTTGTTGCATTGCCTGTTGCTAGTGTTACAGAGCCAGTATTATTGGTCTTGCCATCCATAATATTATTAACGACTTCAGCGACTGCTCGCTGATCTCCACCAAACGGAGGTAATCGTCTAAACATTATCTAGTTCCTAAACCATTGAGCTCTATGTCCATTCCAATCGCAGTAGTCCACGATCCTGTAGGTGATAATTGTAAACGATGAAAGCGACCTACGCTACGAATACTTACACGATTTTCTGCATCAGAAGATGCTGCTGTTCCATAAGTAATGGCTTCATTTAATAACCTACGAGTTGCTACTGCCACATTAGCAGAGCCATTATCTACAAGTGGCTTAACCATAGTAATAGCAGATGTAGCTCCTGGCACTTCAATATCACCAGTTTCTAAATAGGCTGTTGCATTAGCACCAGTAAAAGTAACAATCTTTGTGCCATTTACTCCAGCTAACTGTAATCTACCGCCTAACCATAGACGGCTATCAAAGCTAGTCATAATGGTGTCTAAATTTCCATAAGCATCCATACCTTCTAGCGTTACTGCTGGTGTAGAAGTTGTTGCAATGCGATCTGCTGTTGTAGTGCCACTAGACCATTTTTGAGTCTGAAAATTGTAGATAATTAGCTTATTTACTGTTGCTGAGTTTTGAGAAGCATAAGCCCAAATAATGAGCTTTTTAGCTGGATCTACAGCAGCAGACATTAAATAAATAGTGCCTTGATCTACATCGTTAAAAAAGAAACGATTTACTTTTTCGTTTCCAATTGGCAATATAGTTTGTCCATCACAAGCATAGAATCCATCATCACCTAAGAAGAATGTCATTCCAGCGTACTGTATTACAGAATTAGCCTCATAACAGCCTAAGTTTCGAGTAATGTTATCAAATTGGAATACCAATGGGCTACCGACATAAGACATACGATAGATAGAGCGATCCATTAGAATCAGTCCAAATTCGCCACCAGTTATGCCAACTACTGATCCACCATCAGGTATTTCTTGAAAGTCTGCCTGAGTTGTTGCGCTTGTAGTCCAGCTTGTTTCATCATTTAATGCTGACCATTGAACCCTATTAGGATGATCTGACTGAATATTTCCAGTTACTACGAAATCACGCACAATCGTTACATATCGTGCTGTAGGAGCATCGGCAGCCAAATCAGCAAATAAAGATGCTGAATTAACATTAAATCCTTGTAACTTGTCATATCCATTAGCAGCAATCACTACATCACCAAACTGGGTAAAACGCCATCTTTGGTCTGTAGGAGTTGTATAGTTTCCAGACTTAGACACATTGTCTAATGATAAATCTGCTTGATCTAGCTTAAATAGTTTAGTAGCTCCACCAGCAAATAGAATAGTACCGCCAACAGTAGTACGACCAGCCACTACATTATTAAGCGTTTCAGAAGCAGCAGCAGAGTAATCTACTACAGTAGGGACTGCACCATAGCCATTTGCTTGAGGAAATACATTTTCAGCTCTTTGTAAGCCATTTGTAAGACCTGGCTGGTCAGGAGTCCATTCTCCAAAAGCAATTCTACTTAGCGCCATGTTTCGCTTCCAATATTATTATTTGTCCAAGTATCGCTAGATGTTGTAACTGGAGTCCATTCTTCTGATCCAGCAGTTACTAATGTCCATGTATCTGTACTTGGCGTAACGCCTGTCCAAGACTCTGATCCAGCAGTTTCATTTGTCCAATTATCGCCTAATCGGATTCCAGCGCATACTATTGATGCCGTAACATCTATCGTGCCATTTCCAGCATAGATAGCTTGAGCTTCTGCATCTACATAAGCATCGCAAACAATATAGCCTTCACCAGAATACTCAACACCTCCGTTAGCAGTTACTAACGCATTTGCCTCTATTATTGCTTCGGCTGTTCTTTCTCGAATGGCATCTGCGCTAACTGTTCCACTTGCCTCAATTGCACCGACAGAAGTGCGTATCCGTATGCCAGTTGATTCTGCATCCGCTTGACAATTGATAGTGCCTGTTCCTGATAATACTGAGATTGCTGCTGCAATAACGCTTGCTGATCCATTTATTTGTCCTTCGCCTACCGCTACCCTAGCTCCAGCAGCTACAACGCTTGCAGAGCCTTCTATTGATCCTGATGATGTTCTGATTGCATAAGCCTCAGACTCTACTTGAGCATTGCCAGTAATAACTGCTTCTGCCATTGCTACTCTAATGCCTTGGGCTACGACTGTTGCATCGGCAGCAACAGCAGCCTCACCACTTCTTATACGAGATCCGTCAGCGACCACATCTGCGCTTGCAGATATAGCAGCGCCTGGGAACTTAACGCATAAAGTAAGCCATACTGGGTCATCAAACGATACTGTAAGAGTGTCTAGATTCCCTAAAGAATCCATATCCTCTAATCGCCAATCACCACATACTTCGTCTACTTCCCAATTATGGTCAAACGAATATGGTACTTGCTCTAAAGTCCCGAACTGATCTAACTGTTCGAGTGTTAAAGCCATTATGCCAATGTAACAGTTAAGCTACCTGATGCAATCTTGAAAATATCGCCAGAATCAATCGTCTTTGATGTTGTCAAAGGTGTGTGATACAGCATATTGCCTGTAGATTCAGCATCCCAAATACCGATATGGGTAATTGTTCCCCATGATGCAGTAGCTTGGTCAAAGGTTACATCAGCAGAAGTAGCTGATACGCCATTAGAAGGAGCTGCAAAAGTAGCTGATTTACGAACATAAGATCCACCGCTAACTTCTGTTCCTGTACCAGCATCAGTAGGATCAGCAGTATGCAAGCTAACATAAACTGTAGTTGGTGATGTGTATGATGTGTTTCTCAAAGTTACATTGATTAGTGCATTTTCGAGGTAGTTTGACATTTCAGCCATTTTGATTCCTTATCTAGAGGTAACACGCATTGTTAATGGAACACCTGAGTATTCCGAATTTTGATCTGAGCTATTAATGTTCTGTATGGCTCTATTATATAAGTCTGCCCAAGTTGCTACTCTGGCATCGTTAATGAGGTATGGCTCTGCTTCTAATAAAGAAGCGTATAGCAAAGCATCAGGATAATTAGCCAAAAAAGCATTAGAACTAACGCTATCAGACATAGCTGTGGGTTTAGCAAAATAAAGAATCTCCAATACATAAGCTGTATCTGGCATTGGTGCAAACTCAAACTCAGAGCCTAATACTGTATAGAATACTGGCAGTCCAGACTCATCAGCTCTAGCATCACGCATAAATGCGCTAGGAGAAAGATAAGTTACTGGCATACGAGGATTGCCCTGAGTGTAGATATTACGCATCTCTAGGAAATCTGCTGGTAATGCTACTTTGCCATCACCGCTAGTCATTGTTGCAGTAGCAGATGCTAACATTTTACGAGTACGCAAATCCCTAGATAAGCGTAGCTCTGCCAATGTAACAAATGTAGGAATCTTGCTGGTTAGGTCTGTACGGCCTAAATAATCAGCAATCTCCGTTTTTAAATTGGAATAGCTAGTGAATGACATAATCGCCTTTAATCTTTACTGATGTTTTCCCAG